GGACAAAGAAACCTTCATGTCTTACCTGATTACAGACATACAAAAGTTTGTAAGATACTGTGAAAAGAAAGATAAGCTTCCTTGCATAAGATTGAATGGAACAAGTGACATACAATGGGAGAACTACAAAATATTTGACTACAAAAATATCTTTGAATCATTTCCTGATGTACAATTCTATGACTACACTAAGATACCTACAAGAAAAGTATCTGAATATAAAAACTATCACTTGACATGGAGCTATTCAGAAGCTAATATGAAGTACGCCAATCTGTTCGACAAGATTGCTTACAACATAGCAGTTGTATTCAATGGAGACATGCCTATATATTTCAAAGGTAGAGAGGTAGTCAATGGAGATGAAAGTGATTTAAGATTTTTAGATAAGAGCAATGTGATTGTTGGTCTGAAAGCAAAAGGTAAAGCCAAGAAAGATACTAGTGGCTTTGTAATACAAACAGCATAGGAGGTAAACGATGGGTAATATTTATGAAAGTCCTGATAAAGGAAAAACAATTTACAAAAGAGAAACAGGACAGTCTTTTAAGTCAAGAGTCTTAATTAAAAAAGGAGATAACATGAGTAACATACATAACGAAAGAACATTAGAACAAATATATGAGCAGGTCTTAGAAGATGATGCTAAACTATTATTAACAGAAGAAATAGATGAGATTTGTTATCTGTATGAACTTCATGCAGATGATGATAGAGAAACAATACTTGAGTTTTTAGCTGAAAGTATTTATTATAACCAACACAACTAAGGAGAAAATATGAAAACTAAAATATTAAAAAGCAAAGTAGTTATTGACATGAGTGTTAGTGAGTATGACACTTTGTTTAAATACATAGGTAAACTTGAGAGTATGTTAAACACTTTACACGAGACAAACGATTTGTGGCTATCTGATGTACATAATTTAAGCAGTCTTAAATGGGAACTGGTAGAGATGTTAGATGCTGAATACGATTCAGGTACTTATAGATATGTAAAGAGAGGTAATAAATAATATGAAAGGAATACTAATAAACCCACACGAAGAAACAATTACTGAGGTAGAATACTCAGGAAACTATAAAGAAATATATAGCCTTATAGACTGTAGAACTTTTGATATAGCTACTATTTATGAGACACAAGATTTATATTTAGATGATGAAGGATTGCTAGTAGACAATCAAAGATACTTTAGTATCAATGACAGAACTTTTGGTGGTAAAGGCTTATTTTTATCTCATGATGATGAAGGAGAAACAATAGGTACAAATTTAGATTTACAAATGGTTCAAGATATGGTACAATGGCTTCCCAACACATACAAAGTAGAACCATACATGGAGTTTATTGCACTATGACACAGTACAAAGATATAGTAGAAGAACAAAAAGAAAAACTAAAAGAAGAACAACTTGATAAAGATATTAGTTTTATTGAAGTAACTTTTAAAGATTCTAAATGGGAACGTGAAACCACAGGTTATGAAAGTGGTAGGCGTGTTGTAAAATATAATGATAAAAGAAAAAAGGATGTAACAGAATGGTAAATAAAATAAACTTATTTTTAATTAAACTAATACTAGTTATAGTAGTAGGTGTAACAATGTATGCTAGTGTTATTGTACTCAATGATGATATACTAAACAATAGTAATGATATTAATACTATTAATAGGAAGATAACTTCTTTAGAAGAAACTTCTTCAAAGCTTGAAAGAGATATTGAACTATTAAAAATGACTCATAAAGCTTTAAGAACTTCTATTAATACACAAGAACAATCAGCAACAGGTGGTGTTGGTGTATTGACAGGAAAGATATTACCCGAGGAGGAATAATGGAAGAAGGTTTTACAAAATTAAACAGAAATCAATTTAGATATTTTGAGGAGTGGTTAAGCAAACACCTTGAAGAACTATACGAAAACAAAATAGCATACGAAGTTCGTTGGAAAAACAAAGACTTTTATGTTAAACTTTGTGACGAAAGTAGTTATACAATAGATGATATAATGCTTGACATTCAACAAGAAGTAGGGTATAATAGCCCCAATTAAACGCCAACAAAGGAGAAATTATATGGCAGTATTAGAAGGAAAAGCCTACTGGGCTTCAGTAACAACACCAAACACTACGTTTGAGCCTGTGTATACAGTTGATTTAGTAGTGGAGAATGATGTTGCAAATAGTTTTGAGGCTCGTGGCTTCAAGATAAAAGACTTATCTGTAAAGGATGAGAATGGTGGGCAGACCTCTGTGGGTAGAGCCTTGACAATAAAAAGAAAAGTAAACGGTCCGAATGGCATGGTAAGAAATGCACCTAAACTTTTTGATAAAGAGAAGAACACTATGGATGACGTAGTGGGTAATGGTTCTCATGTCAAAGTTCAATACAACGAGTGGGAAACCGACAACAAGTATGGTCAATTCAAAGGTTTGGATTTTCAAGCTATGCAGGTACTTGACTTAGTAGCACTAAAGACTCAGGACGGTGCTGAACTAAACCCATTTGGAGATGGGGAGGAATTTTAATATGATTATTACTATTAAAAATGATGAAGGTGTCACGTCTTATGATGTGAACAAAATAGAAAATGAAGAACTACAAAACAATGCTCGTATTACCATCAATAAGGTAGGCACGTTGGAAGTTCTTTTAGAAGCTTTAAACTTTGCGAGTACTGCACATAGGGGTAATCTTGAAACCCTCTTAAAGGATACTCCTGAAGCAGTGGTAGAGTCTGAAGAAGAAACAGTTGATGAGGAAGCTTCTAGCGAAGAAGACTAATTAACTTTTCATATCTCCAATCGAAGCCACTCTCGTAAAACAGGGTGGCTTTTTTATTTAACAACGAGGGTAATTATGCAAGAACAAAGTAAATTTATTAAGTATCATGTTCCATGTCACGAATGTGGTAGCAAAGATGCAGTGTCTGTCAACGCTGATGGGTCTGCAAAATGTTTTAGTTGTGACAAATTTTATTCAAACTACGAGGGAAACGTAACGCCAATGACAAACTATATCAAACAACCGACACCCAAGCCTAATGTAAATGCACATGGTGGTATCTTTGCAAAGCTTACAGATAGAAATATATCTAAAGAGACAGCAGAAAAGTATGGTGTTAAGGTTGTGTATGATGCAAGTGGTCAACTAGCACAGCACCTTTATCCCTTCTATATTAATCACGAGCAATGTGCTACAAAGATTAGATATGTACGAGACAAACGCTTTTCGTTTGATGGTACTATACAAGACTCAGGATTGTTTGGTCAGAACCTTTTCAAAGAAGGTGGTAAGTATCTTACGATTGTTGAGGGAGAGTGTGATGCTATGGCTACCTACGAATTACTTGGTAGTAAGTGGGCAGTAGTATCTATCAAACGTGGTGCAGCTTCGGCTGTCAAGGACATCAAAGAAAGCCTTGAGTATGTAGAAAGTTTTGACAATGTTGTCATATGTTTTGACAAAGACAAAGCAGGTATCGAAGCTTCACAAAAGGTAGCTAGTATTATCAAGCCCGGAAAAGCAAAGATAGTTACGCTTCCTAATGGCTACAAAGACCCTAACGATATGCTCAACAAAGGTAAACACCAAGACTTTACAAGAGCATGGTGGGATGCACAAGTCTACACACCAAGTGGTATCATCAGGGTATCAGAGAAACAACATGACTTCCTAAACAGAGAACGTAAACAGAGTGTGCCTTATCCTTGGGAAGGTCTTAACAAAAAGCTACTCGGTCTTAGAGCAGGTGAGCTTGTAACTCTTACAGGTGGTACTGGTCTCGGTAAGTCTAGTATTACAAGAGAGCTTGAGCATTGGCTTATCAATCAGACAGATGACAACGTAGGTATTATTGCACTTGAAGAAGACTGGAAGCGTACAGTAGATGGTATACTTTCTATCGAAGCTAGTGACAAACTATTTATCGACAGTGTTCGTGATGACTATGGAGATGCTAAACTTACTAGCATGTTCGATAAGGTCTTCAGTAAAGACAGGGTATTTATCCATGCTCACTTTGGTGCTAACGACATTGATGCTATCTTTGCAAAGCTTAGATATCTTATCGTAGGTTGTGATTGTAAATGGATTGTAGTAGACCACTTACATATGCTAGTAAGTTCTATGCTTGATGGGGATGAACGTAAGGCTATCGACACTATCATGCACAGACTTCGTAGCATGGTTGAAGAAACAGGTGCAGGTATTATTCTTGTCTCTCACTTACGTAGAATCGAGGGTAACAAAGGTCATGAGAATGGTGTCAGTGTAAGTTTATCTCATCTTCGTGGTTCAAATAGTATTGCTCAACTATCCGACTGTGTTATAGCACTAGAAAGAAATCAACAGTCAGATGATGATTTAGAATCAAGAACAACTAAACTTCGTATACTTAAATCAAGATACACAGGAGATGTAGGCATGGCTTGTTCTCTAGTGTACGACAAAGAAACAGGTAGGTTAGCAGAGTATGAGGATTTAGAAATGCTTAACTCTAAAGAAGAAGATATCATACCATTTTAATAGGAGACAAATATGCAATTAGTATTTGACATAGAAACAGACGGACTAAATCCTTCAGTTATATGGTGTCTCGTAGCACAAGATGAACTCGGAAAGTTCTATCACTTCTACGAAGACACCCTTGACGAGGGCATAAAGTTCTTACAAAAAGCAGACAGGCTTATAGGACACAACATATTAGGTTATGATATACCTGTAATCAAGAAGCTTACTGGTGTAGACTTATACCATTCAGATAAAATTATAGATACATTAGTTTTATCTAGGCTACTAAACCCTACAAGAGAGGGTGGACACAGCATAGCTAAGTGGGGTTACAAGCTAGGATTACCTAAGAAAGATTCCCCTGAGTGGTCTGCCTTTACACAAGAGATGTTATCTTATTGTGAAAGAGATGTAGATATAAATTATAAATTATTTAATTATTTGAAAAAAGAATCTTTAGGTTTTTCAAAAGAATGTATAAAGTTAGAACACAAAGTTACACATATACTTGAACAACAAAAACAAAATGGTTTTCTTTTCAATGATGAACAGGCAATGTTCCTAGCTTCAGAGTTAAGTTGTAAGCTAAAAGAAACAGAAGATAAAGTACATGAAACATTCAAACCTATATGGATTGATGACAAAATAATTAAACCTAAACTAAAAAAAGATGGTAAACTTTCCAAACAGGGATTGACAGAACAGGAGTACTCTGATATAATAAAGGGTACGCTTGAACAAAAACCTTTTATGAGGAAGACACTTCAAGAATTTAATCTAGGCTCTAGGAAACAGATAGGTCAAAGACTCCAAGAACTTGGATGGAAACCCAATAAGTTTACACCAACAGGTCAGGCTATTGTTGACGAGACTACTCTTAAAAAGATTACTCATATAAAAGAAGCACAGCTTATAGCAGACTTCTTACTGTATCAAAAGCGATTAGCTCAAGTCCATTCATGGATAGATGCAGTGCATGAAGATGATGGTAGAGTGCATGGGTCAGTCATTTGTACTGGTGCTATCACTGGTCGTATGGCTCACAGAGGTCCAAACATGGCACAAGTACCGGCTGTTTACAGTCCGTATGGTAAAGAGTGTAGGTCTTGTTGGGTTGTACCAAAAGGTTACAAACTTGTAGGTATAGATGCAAGTGGATTAGAACTTAGATTGTTAGCACACTATATGGCTGACGAGGATTACATAAATGAAATTATCAACGGAGACATTCACACAGCTAACCAACAGTTTGCTGGACTTAAATCAAGAGAT